ATTCTTTCCCTCGATATACTCTGTGATACCATTCAAAAAGTATTCTAACCTATCTTGCGAGTTCAATTTTTTCCCTCCAATATTCTGGGTCTTCGTCAAATCTAAAAATTACTAACTCAATACCATTTATTTTACACCACTCTTCCTTGTCTCTATCTCTGCCTCTTGCTTGAGCAAAACCAGCACGAGACTTGTGAAAGAATGGTATATACTTAAAATGCTGTTGCCCATGTACCTCTACAGCTATATTAACATTAGGAATAAAAAAGTCAAGGTATAAAACTGATCTTTTATATTTAGCCGTAGATCCCGGAAGTTTGACCTCTTCGTATATATTATAACCCTTAAACACATCCCTAAGTAACTCACTAGCACTAATATGGTAATAAGACTTTTTAGATCTATCATTCACTGCGTACTTTTGCAGGTTTAAGTTGTACTCTCTGCCGTTTAACCCGATTATTCTCACAGTAAACTCCTTAGCTCCTGATATATAAAGTCATATATTACAGGATTATCTTCTAGGAAATCTATAACTTTAGCCATTCCTTGAAACTTAAATAACTTCTCTGGCTCCTTGCCTTCAGAGTTTTCTTCGATCCACTTTGCAATTGTTGGATCTGATTGGTTGTTAACAACGCAGTCTAGTGTGTACCAAGCTCCAGATTTGTCGATTAGGCAAAGTTCCGTTGCTAGTTCTGCCATCTCTCTTGCCTCGTCGATACCAATACCATAACGGATATAACTAGCACAAGTGCTGTTTGGTTTACCGCCAGCCGAGCTTGTTTTAATTACCCAGTTAGCAATTTGGCCAATATGATTGCCGTCATTGTCTTCCCACTTGTTGCGATGAGTTATAGACATGTTGGTGCTAATTTGATACTGCAACTTATTACCAGAGTCAGCCATCTTAGCAGGAGCCCAGCGTGAGCCGCCAGTATTAGCGATGTTGTGAGTGATGAAGATACAAATAGCTCCAGTTCTCTGAACATCGTTGGCGATACGCTTAAAGAACATAGCAAGCAGTCGCGGTAGGCCATTACGAACGTTGGCACGAATCTCACCGTCAAGCTCATCACGAGGACACATGCTAGAAGTAGAGTCGCAAATCAATACTACATCCTCTTCTTCTTTGATAATCCTCTCCATGATGTTGAGGTAATCCTCGGCAGACAGGATTTTATCATCAGATGACTGAATGATCTGCACCTTCTCTGCATCTAGGCTTTTAATTTGCTCAAGATTGTGACGATCAACACGCCCTTCAGAGCAGATATAATATACCCGCTTTCCTTGTTGTTGAGCCTTGCCCGCAAAGTACAAAGCGGTTGTGGTTTTGCCGGTCTTAGGGTCGCCGGCCATAGCAACGCAGGTTCCTTCTCTCAAACCTCCGCCTAAAGCACAGTCAAGTGCTGGGCTAATACCGATAACTTTTAAGCTCTTTAGCCTTTCGAGTAATTCGATACCACTTTCAACTACGTTGCCGTATTTTTTAATGATTCCATCAACAGTCGGATTACCCGTTGTCTTTGTTTTCTTTTTCCCCATTTTCAAACTTCCTCATTTTAGATAATAGATTTTTCTTTCCGTAGGACTTCTTTCTTCGTTTGGCATCAACCTTTACTTCGATGTCCTGTTTTGGCTGAGCCTTTTCTGTTTCTATAATACGCTCATGCTTCTTTATAATTTTTATGCAATTAGGATGATTAAGAGAGAATATTCCCCTGAAGTCAGGGGAATTGATAGCTCTCACTAATGCTGCCTCGCTATAATCTTTTAGTAACTTATTGGCGGCGAATAGTTGTCTTTTGAAGGTCCAGTCCCAAGGTTTCTTGCTCCAGAATTTATAAGGCAAGGAGCCTTGGTTTTTGTTCTCTGCGTTCTTCTTACACATAATTTCAGCAACATAAGCCGCACAGGTGCAATACTCGCCTGTGGACTCATGCTGATATTTACTTTTGTCGGTTCTCTTTCTTTTCTTCTCCATTGTAGATAATAGCCTCCGTAAAACAATGTTCTAAATCTTCTGTGGTTTCTCTTTCCATGATAAGCTCTGGAACTTTCCACATTTTCTTATGCATCAAACCGTCTTTAAGTAGGCCAACAGTATAATACTGCTTCGTTTCGCCTCCGACCATGCCCATAACTGAAGGGACAAAATAGATAGCGTCTGGTTCGCCTATGTCCATTATAACACAGTGTGACCTAAATTGCAACTCCATTTCTGAAAGAAATACAGAATTTTTGTCGCAATGCTCCTTTACTTTCAGCCAATCTTTATGATCGGTAGTGAAGTATAATTGTCCGTCAGTTAGTTTAATTTTTAGCCAAGTAGCAGACTTGTTTGTTCTGTATGACGCTAACCATTTATCCCTATCCATTTACTCACCTTATGTTTGTTGTACATCTTTTTGATCTAGGTGGAGGCCCGGTTTTTCTGAAGCTGTCACCTAGCTCTGATGCGTTAGGCGTCATAACCGTCGAGCCTTTTCCGTTGCGTGCGAACTGACCCATTGTGTGAGTCTCTTCTTTGCTGGAAGGTGGCTCTTGAGTCACTGCTGGCAGCTTTTTAATGTACTTTTCGATAGTGGTTTTTGCACGATCTAAATCCTTGCAAAGATCGCCAATCGACATATGAGTATTATTTTCAATGTAAAATCTTTCAGCCTTGCTGAGCGGTCCTTTCTTAGTCATTTAAAAATCCTCTCTGTGCCTTTGTTAGATATATAGAATTGTTTGTTTTAAGATATGTCATGTAATAGTCGAAAGTGTTTTTAGAAACTCGACGCATTTGAGTGTCAAGATTTCTCTCTCTTCTACCGTATGGCCCCATCGGATCAAAAGGAGTGCTTTGATAGATCTTAATATAGTAGGTAGATACTCCTGCCTGTTCGACATTATCTTTTATGATCTTGGCAAAGTGGCTTCTCTTGTTGTGAACAGCGTCTTTGTTTAACTCTTCTCCAGTCCGTCCGAAAAGAGTAATTTCTCTTGTGTCAGATTGAGTTATTTTCTCAACATATTTCATTTTCTTCCCTCCATTATATACCTGTGTTGTTGTTGAGGAGTCATTTTATTGATCTCCTTATGGGTAGCAGATCCATACTTGGGGTTTTGATACCAAGATTTAATTGTAGGGTTCGCTTCGCTCTTTTTATGAGCTTCTTCTTCTAGCTTGTTTTTATTTACTTTAGAATTGTGATCCGCTAGTTTACCAACGGTATCAATGGTGTTTACTTTAGCCATGATACCGCCAGTAACAACTCTAAATAATTCATCCTTTCCGCACTCCGGGCATGTAGTCAAAGCATCGTCGTGAAATGATTGCTGCACGTCGATAAGTTGATGTTCACACCCAGAGCATTCGTAGTCATATTTCGGCATTTAGTTCTCCAGTGCGTTTAGCACATCTCCAATGATACCATTCCTTTGTATGTCTTCAATCCCTAAGTGACATACCGCAACGCCACGCACGTTGCTTAATTTATCCATACAAATTTCTAATCCACTCCTACCCCTTAGATCGTTTTGGTTAATATCACCATTAATAATTACTTTAGAGTTTTCACCCATTCGAGTGATAAACATCTTAATTTGTTCTAAGGTGCAGTTTTGAGCCTCGTCTAGAATCATGTATGAGTTATGAAAAGTAGAACCTCTCATAACTTCCAAGGGTTTGTACTGGATGGCTCCTTCATTAGCGTACAAACCGTAATATGCTTGGCTTAAAAAATATTTTAGATTTTCTTGCATAGGTAATAAATATGGGGCGATCTTTTCCCCAAGCTCACCCGGAAGCGAGCCGATATCTTTTCCTGTGCAGACCAAAGGTCTGGTTACAATTATCTGCTCTAAATAACCTTTATGTAAGTGGTTAGCTGCGATGCCTGCTGGAATAAAAGATTTTCCTGTTCCAGAAGGGCCAGAGCAAATAATGATATCGTTTTCTATGATAGATCTAATATACTCTTTCTGATTAGGTGTTTTAGCCTCCAATGGGGTAATACGTTGTTTGTTGCGATCACGTTTCATCTCACGCTTCAGTTTTCGATTAGGCTTCATTTGCCATCCCTAAATGTTAGTGGTTATACTTATTCCAGATCGTCCTCCTTAACAAATATCCCGTCCACCATTTTGCCTTTGCGGTCTTTGATGTCGTCCCATGCTTTGGCTAAGCAATCGTCCATCTCTAAACCGTTTCTCTCCATGATATTGATCATGACAACCATCATATCGCCAAGATCATCCCTTATATCTTTGCCTTTGCACACACTGTCAGAAAGCTCGCCAAGCTCTTGCAACAACTTCAAGGTTTGATCCTTGTCGGTGCTACCCTCAATGAGATTTCTGTCGTGATGCCATTGTCTAATTTTATCTACGTAACTCATAGTCCTAAATCTCCAAAATCCATGTCCTCTAAATCATTTTTACTAGCACCTATTTTGTAGCTGGTGATCTCGTGTTCTTGCGGTGCGACTTGAACAGATTCAGATTTCATCCAGCTTTCGGTCCATCCAGCGATTGGGTTCTTTCCAACCTTTTCGTATGGCAGACCAATGGTTTTTCTGCGGCTCATGCAAAGCCAATCAATGTATTGGTGAAGGACTGTTTCATTCAAGCCAAGAATACTTCCGTCTTTGAACAAATAACTAGCCCAAGCCTTTTCTTCTCGTGCAGCACTTTCGAACATTTCTACGGCTGCCTCTTTGCAATCCGCTGCTGTTTTCATGAAACCCTCAGACTCTACAGTGTGGAAGATCTTCAAGATTTCCTGAGTAGTCGTTAGGTGTAGGGCTTCGTCCCGCTTGATTAACTTGATGATATCAGCATTGCCTACCATCTTCTTGTTCTCTGCAAAAGCAAAGCTGCAAATAAAGCTGACGTAAAAACGAATAGCTTCTAAGATATTAATCGAGATGACAGTCATGTAGATCTGCTTCTTGATATCTGCCTTAGTGTTAGAATCGCAAGCCATTCCTCTCAGATTGTCGTAATCCTCAATGGCGACCTTGGCACGTTTGATAATTTCTTTATCTTCATAAATGCCGTCAAACATTTCACCAGAGTCAGCATAAACATTTTGGATGATATAGCTGTAGCTCTCGCTGTGGATTTGCTCAAAGAACATCCAAGTTATCAGGCAGGCTTCCAACTCGCTGTTGGTGACATAATCTAGCAGCGTAGGAACGCCACGACAGATCACACTGTCAAGCATGGTTTGATATTTCAGATTGCTTGTAAAGATAAACTTCTCGTTATCAGTTAGCGTGTTAAAGTCATTACGATCCTTCTTTAGCTCAACTTCTTCTGGCATCCAGAAGTTCTCTTTTTGTTTCTTTGTCAGCGTTTTGAATACTGGATACTTGATTCTATCGTAACGCTGAACACCCAAGTCTTTACCCAAGAACAAAGGTTGCTCCATAGGGTCTACATTCTTCAAATTAAAAATCGTTTTCATTATCTTACCTTTACATCCCAAATTACTTTATCATTATTTACTACGTCTGTTAAATTAACACCTCTTGGCGAGTGAACATTATCAACCACTAAAACTCTAGACCCATAAGAACTAGTGTCTCTAACTAAAGTTGGCACAACGTCCTGCTTCCAATCATATCTCAAATCTCGAACTACAAAGTTTCCATTCTGAGTTCCTGTCTTAGATCCATCGCCTCTGATTTCGTATACCACGGGCATTTGTGTCATGTAGCAGTTTTTCATGGTAACAATACCGCCACCCAAAACATTCACCACTCTAGGACATCTGTAGAACATAGAGTTCTCTATTAAGTAATTAACATTTTGCGAGGTTGTAAGCTCGACAGGATTCTCACATCTATTGAAAGTGCAATCTCTAAACGATGAGTCAGCAGCGTTGCCGTTATAGGACTCGTCGCCAAACTTGACTCCCGATTTGTAGAACGAACATCTTTCAAATGTACACAGCCCAGTTCCCAGCCCGCGAATAGGCATGATATGTATCATACCTCCAACGAATTGAATATCTCTGAAAACTCCATGTCTGATCGAGCCTTTGAACATAGGCTGATCTTTTGGACCCATCCAAATTAACCGTGTTACATTGCCATCAGTTGGATGTGTGTTTGGGTAATACGCTTGACCAACACCTTCCATCAACAAGCCAACCTGTTTGACCTCATTGATAGTTTCATAGACCGGATAATTTCCAGCGGGATATTTATAACTAACTGCCATTATTTATCCTCATGATTACAATTAATAGGTCGCCACTCAAGAAAGTGAATTACTAATCCACCAACAATAAACCCAAAAAAGAATACCCCAACTGCATTTACGTTTGTACCATCGGGATACGCCCACTCGTTAATAACATTACTAAAACTGGCCTCTTTACCATAATAAGTAATCAGTAAAACATCTAAAACCACAATAAGGATAGCTGAAATACCAATCAAAATTGCTGTAATAGCTTTAACATTCATCAAATCGCACATGCACCTCCGGCACATCCTCCATCTTCGCCCATATCTGCGTCACCACCGAAAGCTCCGTCACCATCTGGCGTGTTCGCGTAATAAAAGTTTTTAAGTCCATATTTATATCCGTATACCTGATCCTTAATTAGAGCAGATAAAGGAATATTACCATTATCATAGTGTGAATAATTATAATATAAGTTAGTTGACATACTCATATCTACAAACTTTTGGATAACTGCCGCCATGTTCATGATAGTTTTGTTATCGGCAATATCCCAAGCCATTGTGTAGAAATTCTTGCGAGTTTTGTAATTTGGCACTAGCTGCTTCAGGATGCCGTTCTTAGCCTTCTTGTAGATCAGCAGTGACCTCACAGGCTCAATGCCATTTGTTGAGTTCTGGATGACGCTAGAGGACTCGCATGGCATAATAGCGGACAGCGTGCTGTGTCGCAACCCATGTTTCTCTACACGCTTTCTAAGACCTTCCCAGTCCATATTGTAGCTAGGCTCAATAATCTCGTCAACGGTCTTTTTGTACCAGTCAATTGGAAGCAACCCCTGAGAGTATTTAGTGTCTTGAAATCCATCACAAGCACCTTTTTCTTTAGCTAGGTCGCAAGAAGCACTGATTAGATTCCACTGTATCTGCTCCATAGTTTCGTGAACCAGCTCAAGTGCGGCAGGATCATCGTAGCCCAGCTTGTTTTTAGCCAAGAAGCCTGCTAGGTTAGTAATACCAATTCCCAAAGACCTACGATACTTAGTAAAGGTTTCGCCAGCGACCACTGGGTATTCTTGGTAATCAATAACAGAATCCAAAGTTCTGACGGCGATCTTGCAAGCCTTGGCAATATCTTTTTCGTTGGTTAGTTCTAGCAAATTAAGAGCAGACAAAATACAAATACCAATCTGGCCAGTTTCATCGTTAATATCTTTGATGGGTACTGTTGGATGAATAATCTCTTGACAAAGGTTTGACATATAGCAGGGAATCGCCCACGACCCGTGTGCATTAGCTGAGTCAATATTCATGCTGTAGATACGTCCAGTTTCCAGACGTTCGCGAGCATAGATTTCTGCGATCTTACGGGCAGGCACTTTCTTTCTGAACTTTAGACTGCGAGAATTCTCGTACTTGGTATATAGTTCTTCAAACTTCTCGTTGTCGCCAAATGCCTCGTACAAACCCTTAGCCTCATGAGGGCTAAACAAAGTAATGTCTTCTCCTGCCATAAGTCTCTTGTAGAAAAGCTCGCAGAATTGTACAGAATAGTCCAGCTTTCTGACTCGGTTATCATCAGTTCCAGCGTTGTTTTTGAGAACCATAACATCCTCAATCTCATAATGCCAGAATGGAACATGGACCGTTGCAGAACCTCCGCGAATACCATTTTGTGTGGTAGACTTTACAGAAGATTCAAAACATTTAAGATATGGAATAAGTCCTGTGTGAATTACTTCACCGCCACGGATAGGAGAATTGATGGGACGGATACGCCCTACATTGAGACCAATACCAGCTCGGTTAGCTGTGTACTTGCCAACAGCATGAACAGATGAAAATATACCATCCAAATCATCGTCTACATCTACAAGCACACAACTAGCGAACTGACGTTTTACTGTGCGGACCCCGCACATGATTGGTGTAGGAAGATTGATCTTAAAGCGTGAGTACATGTCATATGCGTCACGAACCTCTTTAACGGTATCAAAGAGACACATAGCAATCAGCATGTAAGCGAATTGTGGTGTTTCGTATATTTGATCAGTTTCACGATTCTTGACTAGGTACTTGTCAATCATCTGCTGCAATCCAGCGTATGTGAACTCATCATCTCTATCGTGATTAATGTATTTTTCCAACTCTTCGATATCGTCGATAGACCACTTATCCAAGATCGCGGGGTCGTAATGACCATTGTCCACATTACGCTCGATAAGTAGCGAGAAAAGAATAGGGTGATCACCACATCCCCAAACATCTTTACGAAGCTGCATGTTTAGCAAACGAGCAGCAACGTATTGATAGTTTGGTTCTGAGGTTGAAATCAAATCATTTGCAGACTTGATTAATATCTGATGAATCTCGTTGGTCGAGATGCCGTCATAGATCGACAGGTTAGCGTTCATTTCTATGTCGGAGAAAGATACTCCGTTAATGCCATCCGTAGCCCATTCCACAACCTTGTGAATTTTATCCACTGAGAAATCTTCTTTTTCCCCAGTACGTTTAGTAACTTGCATCTTGTCTCCTTCAATATTATTAATGACAAACCTATTATACTATACATCGTCCCAAAGTCAAGTAAAATCTTAACTATTTTTTAATCTTTATTTCGATGTTAGGTCCGACATTAATCACAATCTCATCCTCCTTCATCTCAAGCATATCAAGAATGCCTTTTGCTTTCTCGACATGTTCTTTTTCAATACCGAATTGTTTAAGGATGTTATCGGCCATCCATCCTTCGTATTTATTTTCTTCGCTCATTGATGCACCGCCCAAGCCACAGCGTCACAAACTTGAGCTGCCCTTTCTCTCATTGCAGGTGTCCATTTGATATCTTCTGTGCCAAGAGTAAGGATAAATACATTGTCAACTGCTTCTCCTAGCCCAATGTACTTACCTTTGATTTCAGGGTTGAAGTTTAATGAACCAGACTTGATGTACCATTCCCTAAACGGTTTGTTTTGTAGGATAATTTTGTCAATATTATCATCCCTGATTACTTCCGCAAGCTGACCGTAGAAGTCAGAGATTGCTTTAGCGTCTGACTGAGCAATAGTGAACTGCTGAATCTTCTTTGTTAGGTTTTTATCCGCTTCGCTAGGAGGCGTAATATTAATAACTACTACCTCTTCTGGAGAGGGTGCGGGTTTGATATCAATATTTTTCAGTTGCTCCCAAGCAGATTCTCCGAAGTAAGCAACAAATAATAGTAAGAACCCAATAATTAGTCTAGCTGATTTCGACATTATCCGCTCCTCCTTCTACGAGTAGTGGCCAAATTAAAGTTAATTCTTCCACCGCTTGATCCAAGCCAGCTTCGTCGCATCTGTAACGAAGATTATCCCAAGCCGCTACAATCATCATTAGCTCAGTTTTTTGAGATACGGTGTCCTGAGCAATATCATCAATCCAATCCGGGGTGGATGGCGTCTTTGGCTTCATGCTGCGGAACATTGCCGCAATATTTTCCCAAAACGTGCTGGCAATTAAACCAGCAGCGATTACTGTCATTACAATTTGAAACACACTCATTATTTTCTCCATTGAAAGGTTTATAATTTTCCCATACTATATTATAGTCTGCAAAGCCGTTTTTCACAAACAAAAAATCTCAGTACAGGCGGTTTTTATAGAAATTAAACGCTCATCATTAGTTCTTTTACTTCACATTCTGAAAGGTTAGAACAAGCTGATAGCAATCCCTCATAGATAGACTTCCTCTGCTCGTGAGGAAAGTTCTTTTTTACCTCTCGATAAAGAAGATACTTTTGAACTCTACCCGGATTCTTAATCATTTTTGCCACAGTGTTATCTTTAAGACAAGTATATAAAAGTCTGATAACATTAACAATTATATTTACTATGATAAGCAGCGTTGCGGGATCGACAGTGCATGTCGCGTTTTTAGCATTAGCATAATTGGCGACTTTTAACGCTGTGTTGTATTGGATCTCAGGAACAAACCATTGATCCATAGTTTCTTTGTTTGCATCTGTCATTTTAGTTTTTCCTCTAGTAATTCAAGTAATTTATCCGGCCCTATATAACCTTCATTTTTAACAATCGGGTTTCTTAATTCTCCATCCTTGAATATCAAGATAGTAGGCATTAATTTTACATTGTAATAATCAAAGAACTTTTTGTCAAAAGCGTTTTGGCTGTCAAATGTGTGAATCTTAACACCTTTTGCTTCAAGCTCTTTAATTACTCTGGCATCGTCCCAAGTGTCTCTCTTCATTTTCTTACAAAAGCTACACCAGTCTGCTGTAAAAAAGTATAGCTTATATTCATAACCAAGATAAGCAGAGGTTTTCTCTGGTTTACACTTGTCACATCCGGGGCAGGGGGTTCGGTGTCCATCACCGTGTATAATCCAGCCCGAACCGTCACAGCCCTCTTCTACATCGTCTGGGTTGGGTACTACGTTAGACTCATACTTCATTATCTCTAATGCTAGACCTGTAGCTATGTAAGGTCTCCAGTTTTTGTCATACTTTGGTGCGTCGTCTACTAAGAATAGACTACCAAATATACCAATACTGGCTAATACTGTTAAGCTCTTCATTGGTTTCTCCTATAGAAAAGTGCTTGTGCCATAATCAGGAAGTCTTTTAGCTGGGAACCCGTCAACATTTGACATCACCCAACTACCATTATGGCTTAAAATTGCTTGCATGTCATTCTCAGTTACCCAGAAGCTACCATGAGGCTGATTGTGGACTCTGGTTCCACCGTTCCATTTACCCCAAGAGTTTTGAATCAGAAACAACATCTTGTTGTGTCTTTTTCTGGTGTCATCGCAGCCGATACAAGCCATTGCGTGTGCCCACTTGCCTTTACGCCTTGTGATACCTTTACTGTCTCTTTTGCTGTCAAACCCAAGCATAGAGCAGTGAGCAAAAGCGTACCCATTAGCTAGTGCGTCACGAGCTTCTTCTACAGTCTTGATAAGTGAGACGGTTTTAACTTGGTGTTTACGGGCCTGAGTGATAAATAAGCTATGAGGGATTCTTAAATTAGCACCTACAGAAGAATTGTATGTACTTAAATCTAGTTCTGGATATTTCTGTCTTAGTAGAATTCCACCCTTTTCACTTACATATCTTGCAGCAGTGCCACAAGTCATGCCTTGACCTCTATCGCCACGAGACTGATAGATACCTTCAGTTGCTCCTCTGGTTACAAAAGATTCTGCCTCTCCTTGTACGTCGATTTCAACAGCTCTCGTTACGTCGATAGCATTTCTGAAAGCATGACTGACACAATCGCCAGTAGTTTGCCTTTCAGCGGGACCAAACCCTTTATCGAACTTTAATAACGAAAGAAAGGGCAGAGAGAGTTTCCCCTCGCCTGCCCCGTATAAATCATAAGCTGTTGCACCAAAGAGAGGAGTTCTTAATTCTGCGAGGAGTGCTTTGGTTTCTTCTGGATCGCAAATCGAACCTTCAAAACCCCGCTCATAAGAGCGAATCAGTTCTTCCGTCGTATCAAAATTAAACTCCATTTCATACTCCTATGCTTCTTTCTTATTGTTCTTCATCCACTTGATCGCCGTGTCCAAGACAACAGCAACAACAGGGACAATAGCTGGACCCCACATGCCAAGCTCAATAACGTGTAAGTTTTGAGCAACATATGTGAGAGCAGCAGCTCCACCGACAAGCAGTGCGTTTTTACCAACACCAACAAAATCAGCCATGTCTAACTTAAACTTTTCAGAACCCATAATTAGTTCTCCTTCTTTATCTTTAGATGAATTAAAAAACCTTCATGGTTATTCCTACCAATTTTGTAGGGAAAACCAATAAAGTAAACGACACTTCCTTGCGTATCCACAGTCTCAACGTCAATCTTCCTGCACATTTTTAAGCAGGATTGAACTTCTTCTACGAAATCTTTTCTAGAATCTTCGTCTACAACTGCGATCCAATCTTTTCCGGTGCTTACCACACCGCCTTCTTCTACCATAAGCGTTCGAAACGCCTCATTACACCAAGTCATGTTTCCAGACTTGTCAATTTCAAACAATGCTTCTTTTTGGTAATGCAGAGCTGCCTTAGACCGTTGATCTAAAACACG